AGAGTTTACCTTGCGCCAATAGGCTACATTTACAGATACATCTACGCCATAGATACTTTCTACATCTACAAGCGTATCAACACCAGCAGCATTTACTACATCATTCCATTGTGGAATTGTAGCCTCTGAGTATTTAGTATCGCTATCATGATCCAATTTACTCCAGTCAATTTTATTAATGTGCTTACGAGCACTTAAATACATATCTAATCCCATTTTATTTATTTTCCTTTCTTATAGGTCTGATACTTTTACAGCAATGGTTGCCCATTTATGTCCATTGAAACGAATAGAATAAGCCTGATAGTCAGAGCCTACCCATACATCATCACGCTTTTCTGCGTGTGTAATTTCTCCACCTTGAAATCGGCGGGCAAGTGAAGCAGGTCTATAATACTGACCTACTAATAAATCCTCAATAGAATAAGTTCTCATTTAGTTTTCCTTTCATTTTATTACTCTGTAATCCTATCAGATTAGACTGACATTTTCAAATTAGTTTTAGTATTTCTCAAATAATAAGACGGCGTGTCGTGTGACAAATCTCACATCGTACGTAAAACGACACGCCCGACCACGTGTCGAAAAATTTAGTTGAAGTTTCAACCATTATAGTTAAAGCTTCAACCAATTTTTTTATTTAGATCAAACGGGAATTAGTCCAATCTCATCAACACCGCAAGCCTTTTCAAATTTTGCTTTATCAAATCTGTCATTATCGCTCATGAAATATTGTGCGAATTCTTCCACAATATCTTCAAAAACTTGTGGGTGAATTTCATTAGAAAAACCCTTTAGAATATTTGAAGTTTTGACATAGTCTTTTCGTGTCATCATTTTAGTTATCTCCTAACAAAATAAACGAGTGAGTTCCGCCAGCATTTACTTTATCAAGTTCTGAAACTAATTCATCATGAGTTAGAAGTGAAGCATCACCAATTAGTTCTGTTACTGCTTGAATATTCATTTGAGTAAATACACCTTCAGGCAGGCGAGAAATTGCGGGAACATTAGGAGAGTCAGAATAAATTCTTGAAACAAAATTTACTCCATTAGTAGTGAAGGGATAGTCTGTATAGGTTCTGTTAGTCATTAGTTAATTTCCTTTTCTTTAGTAGTGACTTTAATTTTAGCGATTTTCTCTAAGTTTGTCAAGCGTTGAGCCTCACGCTCACGCTCAACCATTTCAACGAATTCGTGTAGTTTCATTAGTCAATTTCTCCTACTGCCACGACACGATAAGTGTCTTTGATTAGTGGGGAAAATGCGCTAGGGCGCACACGAACGAGATAGGCTTGAACGCCTCTCCCATACCAAGCGTCATGCTTTTCAGCATCTTGGATAATTCCCTCAAGGGATTTGGAACGATAAGCCTTTCCAATAAGTAGGCTTTCAGGGGTATAGATATTTGCTGACATAAGTAGTCACCTTTCTTTAGTTTCTAATAATTTTATTATTTCATATTTAGTTGTAAAAGTCAAATTAGACACACGCTTGGGGTTTGTGAGGTTAGTCACTAAAACCCTAGAACATCTGTTCCATAGTATTCTACGGCTTCAGGAAGTCTCATCATTCCTTTATAGTCACCGCATTTGTAGCAGATAGCGTTCCAGCCGTCTGTTATTGTTGAGCAGAATACGCAGACTTTATCTGTTACGCAAAAATCATTATCTACTAAGTATTCCATTATTTCTGTTTTTGTTAGTGTAGTCATTTTGACCACCTTTCTTTATTTTCTTACTCTGTAAGTTTAGCAGAAAAGACTGACAAAATCAAATCCAAAATGCGGACAAATCGGACATTTTGAAAAGTATTTTTGTGATCATTCTCACAGGACAAATCGGACATTTCGGACTTGTCGAAAATTTTTGCCAGCTTTTTTACGGCTGGCAAATTTATTTATTCAACATCTAAAACTTCAAATGCATCAAACTTTTCTAATTCTTCATCAGAAAGTTTATGCAAAATTTTATTTAGATTGAATACTGCTTGCAGATCTGTATCTGCATCAGTAACGAAACTAATCAAAACATTTTTTTTCATTTAGAAACCTCTTTTCTTTAGTAGTTCGTTTTGCTCATCAGTGGAGAGCGAATTCCATTTTGCTAACATTTCATTAGCCTTAGAGATATCAAGTTTATTAGCACCAAAGCCAATAGCCTCAAATCCAAATTCTTTTGCAATATCATTGCGAATTTCATTGTAGTATTCATTTATCATTAGATTAACCTCTAACTTTCTTTAGTAGTATTCTTTCAGTATTGCAATCTAGGCAAGTGATTACCTGACGATACTGACCTTTCACATTTGATTTACCCTGAACTAGGGTCTGATTATTGTGTGAGCAAGTGTCGCTCATTTTATTGTAGGAGATAGAGAAGAAACTATCTGTCCATTTATTTATAGTGTTGGTATTCATTTGATTACCTAACCTTTCTTTATTATCTAATACAAGTATTCTAGCAGGGGGGTCTGACATTCTACTGACGAGTATGCGTACAAATCGGACATTTGGGATTGTGAGGATTATCACATTTACTAGGTTTGACTGGTCATGTACCTACAAACAGGACAATTCGGACATTGTCGAAAAACGACACGCCCGACTGCGTGGGTGGGAAAAGTGTGACCAAGACCACACACGACACGCCGTGTTAGGATTTGACTTTGTCGGCGGTATCGTGTAGAATACGCAGTATAAGAAATCAACAGAAAGGATTTCAAAATGAGTAAGAAAAATTGTAAGTTATGTGGTCAGACCACCTATGTATCTAAACGCAACATTGTTGCGATTTGTCCGAATTGTATAGATTCGCTTCAAAGTGTGAGGTAACTCACACAAAAGGGGTAGCCACAGACCCCCAAAATGTCAGTGGGGGGGTATAGAATAAAGACACTAAACAAAAAGAAAGGTTAGGTAGCAAAAATGCTAACACTAAATTACACAATAGAGAAAGACGGAATTACTCTTTCAGAAATAAATAAACTCATGATAAATGAGCGTCAAATAAATGACCTCATGGATAGCCTTGTCGCTCATGGCTATGATGTATTAGAAATGTCAGTGCGCTAGTCTATACTAGCCCTATACAGAAAGGATAAACAAAATGAAAATGTATCAGACACTAGATTACAAATGCGACTCTTGTAGTGGCAGAGGTTATGTCTTTTATGGTGACAATGATGATTACACCATTGAACCTTGCGAGTGTGTAGCATGACCTACACACATGAGCAGCAATTACGGCGGGCATGGATAAATAAACACGGCTCACCACAAGGTTATCACAAAGCAACACAACAAGAGAAAGAAGAAATACTAAATGAAACTAACAATAACTAGCATGTCAGGCAATACATCAACAATGGACTTGCCTACAAAAGAAGATGTATATTATTTCATTGACCTTTACAAATCATCACTCAAAAAAAATCACAGAGTAAAAATTACTTGTGACCTATTAGGAATAGATGGCTATTTACAAGGCACAAAACCTATTAGATAAAATAGGGTAGGGGGTTCTCTAAAAAAGAGGGCACCCCTATAAATAAAAAAGTGGGTAGTGGGCATACACAATTTTGACCCTTTCAATGTGTGCTCACTATTTTTTTTGTTTTTATTTTTTAAAATCATGCATCATACATCTTAGAAAAATTTTCAGATTTTTGGTATAATGAAATATGCCATGTCGCCACGTATATGAAAATGTAGGATCGGATGTATGTCCTGATTGTGGCGGGTATACGCATGAAACAGATTTTAAATTAACAAATGAGCTACATAAAAAACATATAGCAGATGGAAAAGATCAACCATATAAATGTCCTGATTGTGGGGGTACTATAAGAGGATGGTGGGATATATGATAGATTGCTATATGGGAGAAAATTCTATAGGAAAATTCTGTTTACCAAAACACGATGCTATAAGCGACACAATTGCTACTGGAGAAATTTTTGATCCACAGGTAGTAGAAGTTATAAGTACATATTCTGGCAGGGTAGCTTTAGATCTAGGAGCCAATATTGGACAAATGACGGTATTACTAAGTAAAAATTTTGAAACGGTATATGCATTTGAAGCTAATCCTGAACTAATTCCTATATTAAAGGAAAACTTAAAACTTAACAATGTAAACAATGTAATAATCATTGAAAAGGCCGTATGGAATGAATCTGGCATACAATTGCCATTTCCCATTCCTGACGGCAGATATTTGTCATATGGATCATATGGAGTTATTCCAAATGAAACAGATGCAAGAACATTAGAGTCTATAGCCATTGATGATTTAAATATTGAAAATGTTGATTTTATAAAGTCTGATATACAAGGTGCAGATCTGCGGGGTATGCAAGGAGCCACACAAACAATATTAAAAAATAAACCAGTAATACTAACTGAATATGAACAAAACTTAGTTAGCCTATTTAATGAATCAATGGAAGATTATAAAGATTTTGCAAAAAGTGTGGGGTATAAAATTGAAAGACAAATATCAGACAATATAATAATTGGTCCTGATCCTACCATTTACCAATAGGACATTTAGCTTTTTCCAGAGTAGTCTTTAATTTCATAAAACATCCACATTTTTTACATGTCTGTGTTCTTGCTCTAAAAAATGGACATTGTTTGCAGATTTCAAGGCGGTATTGAGCCAATTCTTCTGGCGATTTTGGAGATCCATTAAACAAATCCCATATATGAGCATCATCTTCTGGCATCTTTAAAAATACTCCATATGCCAATAGACATACACATAAAAAGTAACAAATTGATAACGATTTGTATCATATCTTAATTATAGCCTATATAAGTAAATATTCCTATATCCAGACATGTTGAATGTTTCATTCATATGTTGTCTATATGGGGGTTTGTGTAACTCTATTTTCGGCGCTTGATTTATACCGCCCAATTTTATAAAAATTAATGTTATAATTTGTCTATTATGACACCGCAAGATTGGGCAGGATTTATATTTACAGTATTATCCATACTTGGCGTTGTCGGAGCTGTTGCGAGGTGGATTGTGAAAAAATATGTTGAACAAATAATTTCCGAATTAAAGCCAAATAGCGGATCATCTTTAAAAGATCAGGTTACACGGCTTGAGGAAAAGATGGATAAAGTGTTTGATATGATGATAAATCACCTTGAGGATCATTCTAAAAAGTAATTATTTTTTACTATATATATAATATATAAAGATATTTAATTTATTAAGATATTCTTTTCTTTTATATATATTTCAATTATACACATACTTTCCTGGCTTTTTAGCTTTTTACCCTTTTTTCTTTATAACAGTTTCATAACTTTTAATAACACTGTCTGGTTTGATATAGTTTGTCCTATTTTTAATAAACAAATGTTATAATTCTTTTGCTGGCCCGCTAGGTTTGCTCTCTACCCACCCCCCACTGCCCCTAGCGGGTTAGCCTTATTTTATGATATAATCAAACATTATGGCCTGTGGATACTGCTCAAACACAATAGACAAATACGGCGCTGATCCGATTAATGTTCAATGGACTGTCGTTCGTGGAAATACAGCAACATTGACTGTAGATTTTCTTGAAGCCGACGAAGTTACAGAATGGGACACAGAGGGTTGGACCTATAAAGCCACATCTTATGACCCACAGGGAAATGTATTGGATGATTTGCCAGTTGAAATAGACGGTGGTTCTATAACTCTTGTTGTGCCAGATTGCACAACTGAAAAATGGGGAACCACATATGCTAGCGTTGTTGCAGAGTTACAATTTGATATTCGTGTAACAATTCCAGGAGAAGGATCTTTTTCAGACACAATTTGGACACCAATTATTGGTACAATATGTGTACTAGGTAACGTTACACCAGGAGGTAGTCTATAATGTTTCCACCAGTAATTAAAGTTAGAAATAATAGACCAGAACTACCTTCAGTAATTAAGGTTAACAATAAAATTTATAAGGTGGTTAAATAATGGCATTTCCAGGTACATATAATTTTAGTTATTATAAAGGTGATACTTTTCAATTTGTAATTAGACCAAAAAATGCTAATGGAGAAAGTTTTGATCTTAATGGATATACCGCCGATTTTTTTATTGCATCTGCACGTGGCGATAATCCCAGTTTTAGCACTGAAGCAAGCGCTGTAGTAAATGAAGTTAGCGATATTGTTACATGTACAATTTTACCAAGTGTCGGAAATACACTAGAAGCTGGAACATATGTATATGACGTTGAAGTTTCATCTGGACCAGAAATTGTATACACTTTAGTTACAGGAATAATTACTGTAACAGAGCAAGTAACGGGTGCGGAATAAGATGCCAAATGTATTATCAAGCAATGACGATATTACAATTTTTGGACCACCAGAAGTTTTAGATGTTCTTGTTGATATTGGACAAAAAGGAGAAACTGGAAGTCAATTTTATGTTGGCCAAGGTGATCCAAATTTAAATCCTATTCCACAAGAGCCAAATTTAAATGATATATATATAAATAATTCTCCAGGACCAGAATATGCATATGTTTATCAATATGTATCACAACCTGGTGGAAGTCTTTGGATTCAGATATTATCAATTCTTGGTCCACAAGGCGCACAAGGAGTGCAAGGAACACAAGGACTTCAAGGAATACAGGGACCACAAGGTACACAAGGACTTCAAGGAACTACTGGTATACAAGGAACAACTGGAACACAAGGTACAACTGGCGCACAAGGAGTACAAGGAAGACAGGGAACAACAGGTTCACAAGGAACAACTGGAACACAAGGTACAACTGGAACACAAGGTACAACTGGAACACAAGGTACAACTGGAGCACAAGGTACAACTGGTATACAGGGAGCAACTGGAACACAAGGTATAACAGGAATTCAGGGATCTACAACTGTTGGAACCTCTTCGACCTCAGCAACAGCAACTACTACAATGACTACCGCTGGAACACTATATTCTGGAGCGTCATTAAGCTTGGTAGCAGGAACATATTTTATTTCAGGTCGTGTAACTGTTGCATCTGGAGCCAACAACACATCTTTTGCATTTAATGGTCGCATTTATTCTTCTACAACAACATATTCATCTGCAGAACAATTTGTTTCTAACAGGCAAAGCGCTCAGTCTGTGGGTACGGTATCTATTGGAGCAATAATAACATTGGCTTCTACTACAACTATAAATATTGGGGCGGTATCAGATACAAATGGAACTGTTATTAGAAACAGCCCAGTTTCTAACTCCGCTACTCCTACCCCATCCGCAGATAATACAGCTACTGGAATTATCGCATTAAAGTTATAATATGATAACTATTAAAATGACAAGATTATGGTATAATTTCAAAGAGGTGAAAAATGGCTGCTGAAAATATTGGTGTATTAGTCCCCACAAAAATTCCAGGGTATGCAGACCCCGCTGACATTCAGGCAGCTTTAAGAGTTTACCACTATGGATCTTATAGCTATGATCCCGCAAATACTTCTACTGCATCACTAGTTAATCCATCAATTGCATGGACACTTAATGATATGCAAGAACAAATTGATGGAATTTCTCTCGGTGGTATTCCAGCATCAATATTAGATGCAAAGGGAGATTTAATTTCTGCTTCTGGAAATGACACTCCTATTAAACTTTCTTCTGGAACAAATAATCAGGTTTTAATTGTTAATACCGCAACTGCAAGTGGATTGCAATGGAGCAGCTCTCTTACTGGTTTAACTTTAACTTCTCCACTAATAGACGGATCTGGAATAGTATTTGAAGGAGCAACTGCAGATTCATTTGAAACTACATTGACAGTAGTTGATCCTACTGCAGATAGAACCGTAACTATTCCAAATGAAAGCGGTACATTAGCATTAAGAGATTTAACAATCAATCCACAAACAAGTACAACTTATTTAATAGCTACAAATTTATCAGATAATGGAAGACTAATTACATTAAATAATGCATCAGGTATAACAGTTACAGTACCTACCAACGCATCTGCAGCTTATCCAATAGGATCACAGATTAACTTGGCACAGATAGGTGCTGGTCAAGTAACAGTAGCTGGTACTAGCGGGGTGACAGTTAATGGAACTCCAGGATTAAAATTAAGAACACAGTATTCACTTGCAACACTAATTAAAATAGGAAATGATTCCTGGCTGCTAACAGGAGATTTGAGCGCCTAATGCCAACAATTATAGGAATTATAGCTAGCTCTATTCAAAAAGCTTTTTCAACATTTGCAGACACATTTAATAGAACTACATCTGGATCACTAGGAACATCTAGTTCTGGCGGACTATGGAAAGCATTAAAGGGAACATGGTTTGCCAATGGAAATGCTGCACAATCAGATGATACTGCTAGCACTTATCCAATTTCATATATAGATATGACTCAATCTAGTACAACATCATCTATAACAACAGGATCTTGGGTTACAGTATCTACAGGTGGAACAGTTGGAAGCATATCTTCTAATAGCATTGGTGGCGCTACATTTTATACCGCCACAATTACTGGAATGTCAAGCACTACTGGAATGGCAGTAGGTCAAAGAATTGCTGCTACAAATGGAACGGGATCACTTTTTGGAGGTTCCCCAGACTTTGTAGAAATTACCAACATTGTAAGTTCAACTTCAATTATATATAGAACAAAAAATGGAACAACACCAACTGCTGGAACTGTATCAAATATACAAACAGCTAATAATGATGGTGGTTCAGGTATAGCGCTATGGATTACAGATTCTGGAAACTGGTGGGGTGTTTCTTATGGAAGAAGCATAGATACATCATGTAACTGTTCTACATGTACACAGTGTAACACCTATGCATATTCAACAGCATGTAATGTTTATACAAATTATGCAGCTTATGCATGTCAGAGCTGGTATTCAGTCCCATTTACAAGTTATTGGGCATATACTGTTTATTATTCTGCTAACGTTACAACATATAACTCATTTACAAATTATTTTGAATCAATTGGCTATGGATATTTCTGTATTGCTGGATATGCATCTGGGTATAGTGTTTCTTATTCTATTGACTGCGGTGCTTTTTTCCAATATTGGCAGTATGGTGATGGTGGTGGAGCAAGATGGGGTTGTGCATATACAGTAACAAATAGCTTCCAGTCAGGACCAAATTATTACTGTATTGCGGGATTTGCAACAAATACTAATGCTTCTTATTTTGCAAGTACATTTACTTCAAGCTCAACTTCTACAAACTATTTTGCATCAAGTTACTATACTTCTGGAAGTGGTACGGCCTGGTACTGTGCTTCAGCATTATATTACTCACCAACATGTACAGGATGGACATATGCAACAGGATGTAATACGTTTGGATATGTTCTGTGTAATTGTCAAACTTGTTATCCACCATATATAAGAGTTATTCAGTCTGCCTCAAATGTTGTTTCAGAAATCACACGATGGACATTATCTACAATGGCTGCAGCATTTAAAGTGCTAGCAAATGGGGCAACTAAAGTTATAACAATTAGACCATATAAAGACACAGCAATGACCACTCAAATAGGCACTGATTTGACATATACGGCTTCAAGTGCTACAATTACAAGTAAGTTTGGAATTGTTCTAAGTCCATCTGATAATATTCAGGGTAAGACTCTAGATGATTACAATATAACAACAAATTAAAAAGGAGAAAAAAAATGGCTGAAGCACCAGAGTTATTGCCAGTACCAGTTCCAGAGCTATCTATTACTGGAAATCCAACTGGAAAATATCGTATTGCATTAGTAATTGATGGAGTTGTTCATCAACTAATGTTTTTAGATACAGCAGATGCAGCTAGATTTTTGTCTAATCCAGTATTCGTTCAAATTCCACGATCACAGTATGTGCAAATGGGCGACCTATGGGATGGCAAAAAGTTTATCGCACAGGACAATTAAACAATAATATATGAAAATATTAAGATTTGTTCCACGTTCTCCTGCAAAGGAGGACATGTTGGTAGAACCTATTCCTGCTAAAAAAAATGTTCCAGATTGGTATAAAGATGGAGAAATGTTTTTTACAGGAGCAGACGGAAACCCATCCCCTGGATTAAAATCATGCAAGCCATTTATTGATGTAATGATTTCTGGATATTTTATCCTCACACCGTTTGATATATATATATCTAATGATGATGAAGGACAGTTAAAAATACAATGGGATGGTCCAGATACTTGGTCTGGGTTTATTGGAGAAAGACCAAAAGCTCTTGGAGCAACTATACCAGTTCCAGCAGGACATAGATCAAATCATTTAGTTTGGTCAACTGCTTGGGGCTGGAAAACTCCTAGAGGTTGGAGTAGTTTGGTTACACATCCATTTAATAGATCAGAACTACCATTTAGAACATCTTCTGGAATAATAGATAGTGATAGATATTTTGGTAACGGAAATATTCCTTTTCATTTAAGAGCAGATTTTACTGGACTAATCCCAAAAGATACTCCATATGCACAGGTAATACCAATCAAAAGATCATCTTGGAAATCTTTTATGGATTATGGCCTTTCTGGAAAAGCATCAGTAAGGGGTAGAAACTTAAGAAAACCAAATCAAGGATATAATTTAATAGAATGGGTTAGAAAGGAATACGAATAATGGATAGAATTATTAAAAATTATGAAGAGCCTTTAGAGGGTCCAATATCTTTAAAACAAACTATCAAACATTTAAAACATAAAAGAAATGTTAAAAAGTTAAATAAAATTGGTAAAAAGCTAGACATGATTAATGGTAGCGAACATAATCATGAGCCAGCGCCACAACAACAGCAACAAATGCCAATAGGCAATATCCCTCCAGCAGATGAAAAAATATATCATTTTGCAATAGTGATTGAAGATTTATTAATAGATGTAATGCATGTATATGCTCCTTTTGCAGATGTTTTGAGAAATGGTCCTAAATTTGTAGAATTAAAAGAAGATGAACAACCATTGCAAGGTTCAGTATATAAAGATGGAAAATTTATTCCATTCCAAGAAGTATTAAAAGATGCCTCTCCAACAGTGCGTGGTGGAGGATAATGTCTGAAGAAAGAAAGGTAAAGCCTTGGGATCTTTTTAATAAAAATATGGAAAGAGCCCTTCCTTTAATTGCAGAAAAAAGATTAGATATTTGTAAGCAGTGTCCAAGATATGTTAAACTTACACATCAGTGTAAAGAATGTGGGTGTATAATGAATGCAAAGGTAAAACTTGCAGATGCATCTTGTCCTTTAAATAAATGGAATTCTATAAAAAGTGTTCCAATTGATAGAGAGATTACAGAAGAAGAACTAAAAAATTTTTAAACGGGGGGTAATAAAATGTTTAAGTCAACAAGCACAACAACGATTAATTCTACAAAATATAAAAATAGCTATACACTTAGAAAAGAAAAAAGTGGTTTAGTATTTAACTCATCTCTTTTAGCATTAGACTTTATTGATCCAACATTTCCTAAAGATGAGCCAATGCTTGTTGATTTAATTTCAGATCAACCAAAAGTTCTTGTGTATACAAACTTATCATATTACCACCACTATCATGATAATTTTGCAGAGTTTTTATCGCAATATGAAATAACACCAGATGCAAAATTCCTTGTTGACATTACACATATTAAAAATAAAGACCCACTTCCTGAATTTTTAAGAATTTTATTTAAATTTATGAATGATAAAAAGGTGGACTATAGACCAATAGATGTTGACAAAACAAATAAGTTTAATATTAATAATCTTTATTATAGAAATCCAGATTGTGAATCTCATGCAATTAATAATGCACCAAAACGATTATATAAGTTTTCTCAAGAATATGTAAAAGATAAAAATGCTCCTGCAACTAAAAAAGTATTTTTAAGTAGAAAGAATTATAGGGGAAGAGATTTAGAACCAATAATTAAAGGAAGACTACCATATCAAAATGATGACAGAATAGATAACGAAGAACTTTTAGCTGATTACTTTGAAAGTCTTGGATTTGAAATAAATGTACCTGATGAATTTGATAACTTTGAAGATCAAATGAATTATTTTTATCAAGCTAAGATGATAGCTTCAACTACCAGTTCTGGACTTACTAATGCCTGTTTTATGAGACCAGGTTCAACAGTTGTTGAAATATTAACTCCATTAATATCTTTTAGTAATCTTGGTAATGGTCTTAGTAGACCAATGTCGCAAGGACAAGAAGAAATTCATCATTTTTATCATGCTATGAGTTTACAGGGAGATCATTTTCATGTATCAATACCTAATGAAAGAAGAAATGCTCAAGAAATTATTGATAAAATTGAAGCTAATCCTAAGCTTAAGTCATTATTGATGGAGTAATATATGACTAAATTAATTATTTTTGATCTTGATGGGGTATTAGTAGACAGTAAAGAAATACACTATAACGCTTTAAACAAAGCTCTTTCTTTAATAGATAATAAATATATTATAGATAAAGATGAGCAGCATAAAACTTATGAAGGTCTTCCAACAAAATTAAAATTAAAAATGCTTACACAACATAAAGGATTGCCAGAAAGTCTTTATGATGAAGTTAGTAAAAATAAACAGTCCTTTACTAAGGATATGCTTAATTTAATTGAGTATGATGAAGAACTTGTATCTTTTTGTAATTTAATTAAAATTAATAATATTAAAATTGCTGTAGCAAGTAATAGTATTAGAAGCACAATAGATCAGTGCTTAACAAAACTTGGTATTATAAACTATATTGACCACATTGTTAGTAATGAAGATGTTAAGTTTCCAAAGCCACACCCAGAAATCTATTGGAAAACAATGTCATATTTTGGATGTATAACAGAAGAAGTTATAATCTTTGAAGATAGTATTGTTGGAAAATTAGCAGCAACAGATAGTAAGGCTACTCTTATTGAAGTAAAAAATAGAAAAGATCTTAATACTCAAAAAATTGAAAAAGCCATAAAACTTCTTAAAGAAGCAAAAGGGTCTTGGAAAGAAAAAAATCTAAATGTTCTTATTCCAATGGCAGGAGCAGGTAAAAGATTCTCTGATGCTGGATATGCATTTCCTAAACCACTTATAGATGTAAAAGGAAAACCAATGATTCAGGCTGTAGTGGATAATCTTGCTATTAATGCTACTTACACCTATATAGTTCAAAAAGAACATTATGAAAAATATAGTCTTGATTATCTTCTTAATGCTATAACTCCAAATTGTAATATTGTACAGGTAGAAGGTATAACTGAAGGAGCAGCAGTTACCGCTTTATTGGCTAAAGAGTTTATAAACAATGAATCTCCGTTAATTATGGCTAACTCTGATCAGATAGTTGATTGGAGCAGTAGAGAGTTTGTTTATGAATTAAGTGCTAAAAATGCTGATGGAGGAATAGCTATATTTAAATCTAGCCATCCTAAGTGGTCTTATGCAAAAATAGATGATAGTGGAGTAGTATCAGAAGTTGCAGAAAAAAAACCAATAAGTGATAATGCAACAGTTGGAATATATTATTGGAAACATGGATCAGACTTTGTAAAATATGCCGAACAAATGATTCAAAAAAATATTCGTGTAAATAATGAATTTTATGTTTGTCCAGTGTTTAATGAGGCTATTCAAGATGGGAAAATAGTCTATGCTCTTCCAGTAAAAAATATGCAGGGTATAGGAACTCCAGAAGATTTAAACTCATATTTAAGGAACTATAATGATTAAAATTGCTCATAGAGGTAATATTGAAGGACCAAATTCCGACATTGAAAATGAACCAGCGTATTTAGTCAATGCAATTATTAGAGGCTATGATGTTGAGGCAGACATTAGAATGACAGAATCTGGCATGTATCTTGGACATGATTCATTAAAATATGAAATAAACGAAGATTTTATAAATGATATAAAAGACAATACTTGGTTTCATTGTAAAAATATAGAAGCCCTTGGATACTTTATTAACCATATGCCAGATGCAAAGTTTTTTTGGCATCAAGAAGATGATTACACTTTAACTAGCAATGGCTATATTTGGACATATCCTGGCAAGACTATAACAAATAAGTCAATAGTCGTATTGCAGCAAAAAACTGATTTATCTATATTTAAAGATGCATATGCAGTATGCTCTGATTATTTTGAATAAAAAAATACCCCCCAAACTAATGAGGGGTATTTTTGTTAATCTATTATTCAGGAAATTTATTTAACCACTTGTAATATGCACCTTTTGTATATGATGGCCAAGAACTCCAATCAGTACCGCTTTTTGTCATACGGTATACAATTTGTGCGTTTTTTACAGGACTAAATAGCTCAGTATACAAATCAAGATTATATTTATCTTGCCTATGTGAGCCTAGATTTCCTATCATATTAATCTGAAAAATTCCATAAGAAGAATCTCCAGTTTTGGCGTTTCCATTAAATGCAAATGGGCGACCATTAGATTCTGCCTTAGAGACTGCCCAAGCAGTCCTTAGAGCTTTTCCTTTGAACCCTACTGCCTTAAGTAATTCAACCAACTGGCTGTCAGTTAAACTTGTCGCATTTTCGTACTTGCTCAGTATTTTTTCATTTTTATCTATAGAAAGCAGAAAAGCCACCTCTGGGGTGGCAAAACTATCCTGGCTCTGTTTAGATAAATTATTATTAGTTGCATGAGACGGTATTGCCCCAAAAACATGGGTAAATAAAATCCCAAGACTAATTACTCCTACAAGCATCTTATTGTTTTTCAAGTTTTTCCTCCTAAAATGCATATGACACCATACGGTGTCATACACCTAGTATAACACAAAACTACTACCAAGTAAAGTTTCTTTTAATGCTATAATATATAATTATGGCATCTGGAGAAACAGCAGTATACGATTTTCCTTATCCTCTACCAACAGACAGTGTTGATGTTGCTGGAGATATTCAGGCATTAGCAGAAAGAATAGAAACAGTTCTTCCTACTGTATTTTTGCCTTATGCAGATATGCAAGTTACAAATGATAGCGGAGCATCTATAACAAAAGGAGATCCAGTATATATTTCTGGATATAGTTCAATAACTAATAAACCTAATGTAACAAAATCTATCGCATCTAATATTAATACTTTTCCTGTTATTGGAATATCACAAACAACAATGTCAAATGGATCAGACGGTATTGTTATTATAAGTGGTGTCTTTCCAGATATAAACACAAATTCATATTCTGCTGGAACTAAATTATATGTTGGTACTAGTGGTGGATTGACTTCAACACAACCAACATCAGGGTCTGCTGTTGTTGCAATAGTTTCACATGCTGCAACTAGCGGTACATTAATTGTTGGATCGTTTAAAGGTAACGGCACTTGGGGATCACTGAAAGCAGGTCTATCATAATGAGTGAATATAGAAATCAAAAAAACATATCAATAGGATCAGAGCCACCACAATCAACTTGGACTATTGTTAGTGGAGATACCGCATCTTTTAAAATGTATGTACAAGACGATTCTGGAAATCCTTTAATAATTTCAGACTGGACAATTACAATGAGTTTTTATAGACCATCAACAGAATCAATTCTGTTTTCTATTAATCCAGCAGCAGATCCAGATGATGGCCCAGGAGAGTTTACTGTTTTTCTTCCTTCAGGAGATACAGAATTACTTGAAACCGACGATGAATATGATATTCAACTAGCACTGCCTGAAGACGCTATTGTATGGACAGTTTTGCAAGGTAAGGTAAAAATAATTCAAGATATAACAGACTAATGGCAAAAGCAACAGTTCTCGTATCAAATAAAAAACTTGCCAAAGTTATAAAAACAAATAATGAATGCAAGTATGAAGTAATATATACCGACCCATTTGATATGAAAGTAAATCCATATGGAGATAAAAGATTTTCTGATGTTATAAATGCTTGCAAAGCATATATGTCTAAAATTATCTATAGTCCTCCAATAAATTCAATATTGATATATGATGTTCCTTTTAAGGTTAGAATTAAAAATATAACGGTTCCAGGGTATACCCCGTCAGATGTTCCACCTATTGGCATAGCAATAATAGGTTTTAATAATTATATTTTATGATATAATCCTTAATATGGCTATCCTTCCAGTTAACCAATTAAAGTCAAAGTTTGAAACAGGCGATAGGCCAACAGGTCAAGACTATGCAGACCTTATTGACACAACTTCATTTAGGGCAGACTCGCTAGGTGGCGATGGAAATAACGGGGTAGTTATAAATGGAATAGAGTCTCCAACAGTATTTGATACTATAGATACTTCCGTATGGAGAACAGTAAAATATCTTATACAACTGTCTCATTCTGGATCTTCTGCCTATAGAAGTACAGAAATAAACCTGGTTTTTGACGGTACCAATCAAAATATTACAGAGTTTGCTAGTGTAGCAAATACCCTTGATAATATTGGAAATATAGCAGCTAACTTAAATTCTGGTACAATTAGCATGACGGTGACACCAACACTAAGTCCTATGACCATACGCTACTACCGTACTGGTCTTAAGGCTTAACCCAAAGGAGTAAAAATGGCCACAGTAGATAAAGCCTTTAGAGTTAAAAATGGACTTGCAGTAGAAACTCGTCCAGCAACAATAGCTAGCGCTAATATTCTTGCAGAAGATTCTCAATCTAACGAATATATTCAAGATTTAGCAGGAGCAATGTTTACAAATGGTACCTATACAGGTATTACATTTACATATGATGATATTAATGGTGTAGTTAATGCAGCAGTATCTGCAACGCCAACATTTTCAGATAGAATTATTTTTGAAGGATTAACTCCAGATGATTATGAGACAACTCTTCTTGTTACAGAGCCAACTCAAGATGTTACCGTAACACTTCCTAATCAAACAACAACTCTTGTTGGTAAAGATACAACTGATACTTTTACAAATAAAACTTTTAATACTGCAGCAACAGGAAATACACTTCAGATTTCAGGAAATACAATTAGCTCATATGTTGGTTCAGGATCAAACGTTGTACTAAGTAGCTCTCCAACAATCAGCACACTTTATGTTTCTAATGGATTAAATGTTACTGGCGCTACAACTGGATCTACACAAATTGTTGCAGCTAATACAGCATCAGGAGTTTTAACACTTCCATCAGCTACTGGAACAATTGCTTTAACATCAGATATTCCATCTTTGAGCGGGTATGTAACAGAAACTGGAACTCAAACACTAACAAATAAAACACTAACATCTCCAATAATTAATGGTGTTGGATTAATATTTGAAGGTGCAACAGATGACTCTTATGAAATAAATGTTGTAGCAGCAGATCCAACATCAGATACAACGCTAACACTTCCAAATGTAACTGGTACATTTATTACAACAGGAGATACTGGATCAGTAACATCTGGTGTTCTTGCATCAGACTCAGTAACTAATTCAAAACTTGCTAATGATGCAGTTGATACAGCAGAAATAAAAGATGGTGCAGTAACAAATGCAAAACTGGCTGGTTCTATAACTAATGATAAACTTTCAAATTCAGCAATTACAATCAATGGAGTTTCTACATCACTTGGTAGTTCACGTACGCTTGGAACAGATGATGTTGCTGAAGGATCTACAAATAAATACTTTACAGATGAAAGAGCACAAGATGCAGTGGCAGCAGCTATAGCAGCTGGTACACAAACAAATATTACAATCACATATGATGATAATGCTGGTTCACTAAGCTTTAATGCATCTGGTGGAGTTTCAAGTTTGTCTGGAACAGCTAATGAAATTGAAGTTTCTGCTTCAACTGGTGCAGTAACAGTTGGCCTTCCAAATGACATTACAATTGCTGGAAATATTACAATTAATGGAACACCAACTAACTCTAATCATGCTGTTACTAAAGGATATGTAGATGCTTTTGCAGAAGGTCTTCACGTACATGCTTCTTGCGTAACAGCAACTACAGCTAACGTTAACTTGTCAACAGATCTTGAAGCTGGAGATATTATTGATGCTGTTACTCTTGTTGCTGGAGATCGTGTTCTTGTTAAAAACCAATCAACTACATCAGAGAATGGTATCTATATAGCTTCTACATCTGGTGCAGCAGTTCGTGCCTCAGACTTTAATTCATCTGCTGAAATACAGGGTGGTGATTTCGTATTCGTAACTGGAGCTGCGTTAAGTTATAATAAAAATACTGGATGGGTTCAAGTAGATAAAGTTACCACAGTTGGTACAGATCCAATTGAGTTTATTCAGTTCTCTGGTGCTGGTACATATACAGCTGGAAATGGTTTAACATTAGAAAATGGAACTCAGTTTGTTATTAATACTGCAATTACAGCAGATTTAAATAGTGCACAAACATTTACAAATAAAACATTAACTAGCCCAACAGTATCTGGATTATATTTATCAGATAATAATATAGTTATTGAAGGTACAAATGATACCCATGAAACAACTTTAACTTTCACTGATCCAACATCAGATCGTACTATTACATTTAAAGATGAAAGCGGTACTGTAGCATATACAGCAGATATTGAATCCGCAATAGATGGATTTGGTAATGCAGTAACTGGTAGTACAGGAATAAGCGTTGCATATGCATCAACTTCAAATACACTAACAATTACAAATACAGATACTGGTTCTGCACAAAATATTTTTAAGAATATTGCAGTTGGAGCTACCACAATTTCAGCTGATTCTAACAATGATACTTTGACACTATCTGCAGGAACTGGAATTTCACTACAAGGTTCAGCAACATCAGATACTGTTACTATAACTAATGATGGCGTAACATCTTTGTTTGGTACTGCAAATCAAGTAATTGCAACTGGATCAACTGGTGCTATTACTTTATCTCTTCCACAAAGTATTGCTGCTACATCAAGCCCAACATTTGCTTCACTATCTGTTGGATCAGGATCAGTAACTGCAGGATCAGTTACACTTGCAGATGCTTTAATTGGTACTGCAACTACTAGCATTTCTGGAACAAGTGCAACAGTTGTTGATACTTGGTCTGCTTCTTCATATCGCTCTGCAAAATATATTGTTCAAATGATTAATGGAGATGATATTGAAGTTCTTGAAGTACTTGTAACTGTTGATGGAAATAATAACGTATATCTAACTGAATATGCAGATGTTCAAAGTAATACACAACTTGGTACTACAAATGCAGATTATTCAGGAGGAGATGTTAGATTGCTTGTAACATCAACAAATGGAACTAGTGTAAAGGTGCATAAGACTCTAATAGAGGTATAACTTGTGTATCCGAGGGGATAGGGAACTTCGGTGACAACTGAAAACAAAGATTTTAGAGTCAAAAATGGCTTAGTCGTTGAAGGTAGTAATGCTACCATAAATGGAAATCAAGTTCTTACAACTGCAAGTTCTATTGATTCTCTTCAAGATGTAAATTTATCTGGCGTACAAAATACAAATGTTTTAAGTTATTTAAATGGTGTATGGATTCCTGTTTCTGATGTTGGTTTGCAAGGAGTTCAAGGAACAACTGGTACACAGGGAACAGCTGGTCCACAAGGATTAAATGGAATACAAGGTGCTACAGGTTCACAAGGCGCTACAGGTGCACAAGGAACAACTGGTGCTACAGGTGCACAAGGTTCCACAGGTTCTCAAGGTTCTACTGGCACACAAGGAACAACTGGTGCACAGGGCACAACTGGTTCTACAGGTGCACAAGGTGCTATAGGTTCTCAAGGTACAACTGGTTCACAGGGTACAACTGGTGCACAGGGCACAACTGGTTCTACAGGTGCACAAGGTGCTATAGGTTCTCAAGGTTCTACAGGATTACAAGGTAGTGTTGGTACACAAGGAACAGTTGGATCTCAAGGTACACAAGGCACAACTGGCACACAAGGCACAGTAGGTGCACAGGGTACAACTGGAGCACAAGGTACAACTGGTTCACAAGGTACAACTGGTTCACAAGGTG